AATACTCGTGATGCAGGTGGTGGTATCTCACAATCTTACACTCCTGTAACTTTTATTTACGCCAATATTAAGCCACTGAAAGCCGACAGCACCTATAGACAAGGGATAGTTCAAGAAAAGGTCACACACGAGGTTACAATTCGTCACATGGACAATATATCTACAAATCATAGAATAAGTTTTGGTAGTAGATTGTTTGATATCAAAGGCATTATAAATGTAGATGAAAGATCAAGATTTTTAAAACTTTTATGTGCTGAAGGTGTAGCAATATGAGTGTTGACCTAAAAATAAAAAACTTAGATGCTTTTAACAAAAAACTGAATAAAAAGTTACAAGATAATAAAGTAAAGGCTTTTGTTACTCGTGCAACATTGATGGTGCAAAACACAGCAAAAGAAAGCATAACCAAAGGTGGCACAGGTAGATTATATCAAAAATATGAGCCAAGAAGATCACATAGGGCATCTGCACCTAACCAACCACCAGCAAGTGATACAGGATTTTTAGTAAGTCAAATTACTATGAATGTAGATAAAAAAGCAGATGGAAGTGTCGTAGGTCAAGTAATATCAGCAGCACCTTATTCTGCACATTTAGAGTTTGGTACAACACAAATGACTGAAAGACCTTTTATGCAACCAGCATTAGAACAAAATCGCAGAAAGATACACGCTATGTTTAAAAAAGGTGTATTAAAATGAGTATTGGTCAGTTTCAACTTCAAAGTGCTATATATTCAGCACTTAATGTTAGTGCAATCACAGATACCTTGTCATGTGGTGTGTTTGATGAAGTTGTAGAGGGAGATACTTATCCATTTATTGCTTTAGGTGAAGAAACTGCAATAGATTACAGTACAGTTGATCTGAATGGCGGTGAATACACTATAAATATACATATTTGGTCACAATACAAAGGTAGTAAAGAAACTAAGGAAATAATGGACAAGATACACGATTTATTGCATGATAGTAA